GCCCCAGCACCACCAGGGCGCAGGCCATCGCCTCACTCTCGTCCATCGACAGCAGGGTCACGCCGCGCCGCCCCCACAGATCGACCTTGCCAAGCCCGCGCGAGGCGAGGGTCAGCATTTCTCTTTGGGTCAGGCGCGTCATTAGCCCTCCTCCCTCGCGTTGCGCGGGCAGGCGGCGCAGGCGCGAAACATCAGCACCCGGAGCGGGTTGCCCGTAGCAAAGCTGCGCGCCTTGGCGCGCCAGTCCTGGCACTCATGCGCGGGCAGCGTGCCGAGCGCCGGGCAATCGACCCGCGCCAGTTGAAAGACACTTCTGAACCGCTCTTCAATGGCGCTTGAATTCGCCGGATACTTGGCGTGCAGCACCTGACTGATCAGCCCTGCCGAGCGCTCCATGCGCGCAGCCACCCGGTTCTGGCTGGTAGCACCACATTCGACCGCCAGCGCCTCGACCCAGTCCGGCAAGTCCTCGCCCCAGGCGGCGCGCGCAATCTCGAGCGGGCTGCTCATGGCACGCCCCCGGTCAGCAGCACCAACTCGCCGATATTGTCATCCCAGACCGCGCGCACGCGCCGTTCGCGCGGCGGACGCGGGCCGGTGTTGCGGATCAGCCGGTAGATCGCCTCGCGCCGCCCGGGCACCGCCGTGCGTTCGACCTTGATGTAGCCCGCCTTCAGCAGTGCCTGGCAATAGCCCTGCGCCGCTTCCAGTTTGACCGGCACCGAGGCGGTCGAGGAATGCGCGGCAAGATCGGTGGGCGTGAAACTGCGCAAGCCCCGCATCGCGGTCCAGAGATTGAGCGGCACCGAGCCACCGGTGCCCGCCTCGCGCGTGCGCTGGAACTCGGCCACGACGCGATAAAGGTTACGCCGCCCGACACCGCGCTGCACGTTGATGCAGGCGCCGTCCTGTTCCCAGGCGCGCACGATCGCGCTCGCCCGCAACAAGCTGACGTGCAGCTCGGCGCTGATCTCGGCGTAGCCGAAGGTGCCAAGCCGAAGCGCCACCGCCCAGGCTGCATCCGCGATGGCCGCGCGGGTTTGCGGGGTTTGGAACATCACGCGACCCTCCGCTTGGCGTCGGCCTTGCGACGGTAATCTTCGGCCATTTCGTCGCGCCGCGCGGCGGGTGCCTCGCCGGTGAAGAAGGACCCCTTCCAGTCCGCCGCCGACATGGCCCTGAGTCCGCGCACCCGGGCATGTTCGTTGATCAGCGCAAGGTTGATTGCCACCCGCCGGATCGAGCGCCGCGAGGCCTTCAGCACGAGATCGCGCAGGTCGGGGGCGATTTCGATGCCGGGCGCGTAGATCGGCACCATGTGTCCGACGTCGCCAAGGCTCGCTGGCTCGGCTGCCACCCAGTCGAGCATGCGGCCATGCACCCGCTCCCAGCGTTGCAACTTCTGCGGCAACAACTCTTCGCCGATCAGGATCACCGGCACGCCGGAGGCCTCGTAAAGCCCGCGCACCACCTCGATCATCTTGTCGCTGACCAGATGGTCGGCCTCATCCAGCAGCAGCGGCCGGCCCGAGCGCGCCAGTTGCTCGGCTGCCTGGTTGAACAGGTCCGGTGCGGTGCTGCGGCTCGGACGCATCCCAAGCTCGATTACAATCTCCTGCAACAGCGTCTTGGCGCGCCAGAGCGCCTGGATCTGGATGTGACAGGCCCGAAAGCGGTTGGTGGCATAAACCGCCGCAGTGGTCTTGCCGTAGCCCGAAGGGCCGTAAAAGGTGGCCATACCCGGCAGCCCGTGCGCGCGGGTCTGCACCCGGTCGATCAGGGTCAGAAGCGCAGCCACATTCCGCAAGGGCGCCACGCTGTTGTAAAGCCTCGGTTCGTCCGTCATCTTGTCCCTCTTCACCGCTCGTGTTTTCCGCCGTCTCGTGTTTTCCGTCGTGGGGCCTCATCCGCCCCCGGCGGTTTTCTCACCCAAAGATCGTGTCGCCCTGTTCGTCCCAGAGCATCCGCTCGGCCCGGTATTCGGGCTGGGTCTGGTAGACGCTGAGCCAGCGCTGCTGCTCGGCGGTCAGTGTTCCACCCGCTGCCTGCGCGCGCTCGAGCTGCAGCGCGCGGCGGAACCGCTCGCGCGGCTCTTCCTCGGCCACCGGTGCCGGGGCGCTGCGGCGGCTTGCCAGATCGGCAACGATCGCCGCCTGGGCGCGGTCCAGATCCGGCGCAGGCACCTGGCGTCCGGCGCGCGGCGCGGGTATGGCAAAGACCGGCCGCACCACCTTGGCTTCCGGCTTCGGCAGATCGGGCGGGGTCAGTGCTGCCAGGCCCTCGCCGATCTCGGCGGCCTTGTATTTCCGGTGGGCGGCAAGTGCTGCCTTCTCGGCCGCCATCCAGGCATTGCGGTGGCGCGCATGCGTGCGCGCCTCGGCCATGTCGAAGAACCCGGCTTTCACCAGACACGGCGCGTGGCCGAGATAGGCGTTGTTCTGGCTGTAGATGTGCAGGCCGTCGAAGAAACCTGCCGGATCGAAGCGGATGATGACCCGCTGACCGGCAATCTCGTGCATCCAGTCGGCCCAGAACTCGCTGCCCTGAAAACGGATGCGGCCGCTTTTGCTCTCGGCGCGAAGCCCTTCGGCGCCCAGCAGCCAGAGCCGCCGCTGCGCCTCGGTGGCCTTACGGATCGGCGCGGTGGCATAGCTTTCGTCGAACACCTCAACAAAGCTGCGGCCCCATGCGACCTCGGAGCGCCGCCCTTGCCGCGTGTTGTGCTCCTCGATCCCCTCTGCCAGCACCTCGAGAAACTGCTCAAGATCGATCGCGCGGCTGCCGTAGTTTTCCGGCTTCGCCTCAGGCCGGTTGCCGGTCCAGGCGCCCGCAAAGCGCGGATCCTTGGCAATCGCATCGCACATGTCGCGGAATGCCCGCTCGATCGGCTTTGATTGACCCGCATAAGGCGTCGCCCAATGGATGTCGCAGCCGAGCGAGGTGAAGAGACCGGGAATGTCCTCGTCACGCACCTTGAAGCGGTAGCGCGTGGGACTGCCGCCGGTGATCGCCTTGGCGGCGAATTCGCGACCATTATCCAGCAGCACATGCTGCGGGATACCCCATGCCTCGATCATGTCGCCCGCGCAGAGCAGCACCGCAGTCGCGTTCGGGGTCTGATCCACGCGCCAGGCCAGGATACGGCCCGAATAGATGTCCTGAAACGCCACCATCTGCGGCCGAACGATCCTGGCTTCGCTCTCGCCGGGCTCGGCGGGCCAGCGCACGAACACGTCGAACCGGTGAAAATCCGCGTTCACGACTTCCAGCGGGCGCAGGGCCGTCCGGTCGCGCTGCTGCGGCGGGTACATCGCCTTCAGGGCATCGGCACCCTCGCGCGCCAGCACGCATGTCGTGCGGGACACTTCCTTCTTGAACCACCGGCGCATGGTGTGGATCGGCGTGACCTGCACCCCGTCCTTTGCGGCCAGATCGACCGCCCAGTCATAGGCCGCAGAAAACGACGGCGCGCTGTCGGTCAGGTATCCTGCCTTCAGCAGGCTTCCGAACTCCGGATCGACGGCTCCGGCCTTCGGCTTCGGGCGCTCCGCGGCACGATGGCGCGGCGCCAGATACGGCAGGCGGTCGTCCGGGCGCAGACCCGCGACCAGATCGCGCCAGGTCCAGATCGTGCGCGGGCTGACCCGGCGCAGCCGGGCGATATCCTGAACCGCCAGACTCGACGACATCCCGTTGCGTTCCAGTGCCGCGACCTCGTCGAGGATCCTCAGCCGGGTCAGGGCCTTGTCCCGGACGGCATCGGGCAACGACTCCCACCACTCCCAGACCTCCCCGCGATCCTTGCGGGGTGTCTCCGGGGGCGGCGGCGCGGGCGCGGCCGCCACCAGCAGCTTGCGCTGGGCCGAGGCGGGAAACAGGCTCCAATGGTACTCCCAGCCGCCGCCCTTGCCCTCGCGACGGCGCGCGAACGACCCGGACCTCCGCCATTTCAACCGCGATGCAAGGCGGTTAATGGATTGCGCGGCGGATGGCAGATCGGGAAGTCTCGCCTCGGCAATCTCCGCAGCACTCCACCAGATCCGGTCGGGCTCACGCATCGCGGTCATCCCCGGTCTGCCGCCCGGCCAGCAGGCCGGCCAGCTCCCCGGCGTTCGCCTCGACGAACCGCCGCCTGACCTCCACCGGCAGACGGCTCCACCGGCCTTGCAGCTCCGCCAGCGCCTCCTCCGCAGTATCCTTGGCCGGAACCTCGGACGCGGGCGCCACCTGGCGCAGCGCCGCGACCAGACTGGCGGCCTCGCCCGCCGCGAACCGGTCGATCGCGGCGCGGCGCAGGGGCGGATCGGCCTTCGCCAGCGCCAGCAGATCCTTCTGCAGGACCTGACCGGCACCTTGCAGGGTGATCCGGTCCTCGTCTGTCAGCGCGGCGCCCGCCTGCGCGAGACGGCGGATGTGACGGTCCGACACCCCGAAGTTGGACGCCACCGCCTTGGCATATGAAACGGACACGATGTCCGTTCTATCCCATCGCGCCAGGGCGCCCGAGATTCCCTTCTTCGAGCCCGGGTTCAGTTTCTGATAGAGCGCCTGCCGCTCGGCGAGGAAGATCGCCATGTCGAGCGGGCAAAGCTCGGCGCTTGCCAGGTTGTCGTCCAGCTCCAGCATCCGCGCGGTCAATGCG